GGCGCGACAAGGAAGGTAATGGCATTGCAGCCGTCAACAGCACCAGCGACGCCAATCTGCTGAAGCAACACGCTAGCTAGGCGAGTGTAACGGTTCGATCTGGTTTCATTGAGGATTGGATTTGCTAAAGGAAATATGACTGCAAAGCGATTTTCGTTTGGTGACTCCGTGTCTACGATCCAATGCGCTAGCCCAATGTCTGCCAACTCTGCGAGGACAGAAGCGCGGGCACTATCTCGGTATTCGAGTACTAAAGCAGTATTAAGGCGGATAGCTGTTTTGTCGTGCCTTCTCGAACTAAAGCTAGCAAAACTCCAGTACCGCGGTTCTTGTCCCATTGTCTTTAAGCGGAACAAGCAGTGCGTCATATAATGGGTCATAGTGTGGACCGTTCCAGTATCATCCGCAGCAGGATATTTGCAGGCGTCTATGATATGGTTGGTTCGGTGAATTCGATCAAATCGAGATAGTTCTAATACAGGATAATTCATTGCATTCCCCCGAAAGCGTTAATGTCAATATATTTATGGACTTAGGGCCAAAAAGGGGGTCAAACGGAAGGGGGTGGGGTTTGTTAAATAGCTGGCTGGCGCGTACCAGCCCCCGTTGGCGCGGAAGACATTTCCCCCGATTTGTAGCGAAGTAGCCAACGGGGTTATCACTACTCGTGACAGCTCTACTTTCTATTAATCATCAAAAACGCTTGACGGATTCCAGTTCCGTGATACCTCTCTGTTCAGCGGCACTAACTCACTGTCGCTGACTACTGAGTTTGGGGAGTGGCCCTACTAACTGGATTCGATGCCAGCTTACTCACTAAGGCGAATAACTCGCCCTACGCGGTAGCCGTTTGCTACTACTAGTGAGTATGGAATGACTGACACCACTTTTAGCATCAATGAAATACAATCTGACCTTGTAGTAACTGCCGACAATCTGGAAGATACGCTGATTACATTCCGTGTTTATCAGCAAGTTGAGCAGCGCAATGCCCATGAGCGTGAACGCCAGTTCACCACCAACGAGCAACGGGCGCTTTATGACAGACTGGCCCGCGCCTACTGGATTGCTGACCTCATCATGCAGCTTGACGAGAGGGACAAGGCTCCGCTTGATGCGCAGCTAAAGGCCAATATGTTGCAGCGTGATAAGCGCGAAAAAAGCAATCCTTGGGTCGCAGTTGTCAATCTGCTTTTCGGAATGGCGCAGGAAGACGGCTCTCTCAAAATCAATCGTTCCGCTTACAAGTACGCGGCGGTGTTTCGGGAGTTGAAGCGGAACAAAGTCAAGCCCTTGGAAGCTGCCGAGTTTATCAACAAGTACAAGTTCGATGGTGAAACGAAGCTGCTTGGTTTGGAATTGGCTGATCGCCATTATTCCGGGCTTTCCGAGGAGCCTGTCACAAAGAAGGGAAAAATCACGACGCGGACCAATCACGGCTATTCGGCCTACGTGGAAAACGTGGAGCCGTTTGCTGAGATTGGAAAGGAAATCCTAGGCCAGCAAGCGGTCGAGGATGGCAATTACGTGGTGATTTGGGGCGAGTTTCGTGACGGAAAGATCAAGCTATATGGCACCCTGCCAAACGCCGTGAAGTCCGTTAACCCGTTTTTGGACAAGCTGAACAGTAACTTCCACGCGCTGGCCAACCAGCGGCGCGAGGGAAAGAAGGAAAAGGTGTACAAGCTAGGTCCGCAGGTGACTATCCATACTTTGCCTACGAGGGTGAAGGATGGGTTCTTGAAGGAAACTGCGAACTCTTAACGAGACTCTATCAACGCCCGAGTGGGCGGCCCCTCTGTCATGGGGTGATAGTAGACTATGGGGCTGGCCGAAAGGCTGGCCCCTTTTTATTTGGATTCGACCTTCACGGTCTGGTGTGCAGGAGTGGGGATTGCTTTTGGCACCACGGCAAGTTGGAAGCCTATTACACCTAAAGCGCCGATCAACACGCCGACTAGGATTGTGCCGATCTTCCAACTCAATCCCGCGCCTTGAACTCCGCCTTTGATTGCAATGCGCCATTCTTCGAGCGCTCGAATCCGCGTCTCATGCCCATCCTGTCTGCGATCAGTTGCATCATGGCGGTCAAGTAGGTTGCGGAAACCGTCGTCTACTCGCTGGTCCAAGCGGATTAGCAGGTCGCGCATTTCAGTATCAGTCTCTGGATTACTTGGCATTGTCGATGACCTCGATTGTATCTGCGAGGTCGGAACCAAGCACCGCGTCTTTGACGCTGTTAGCTGTCTCAGGTCCAAAAAGGCCAAAGGCTACCATCGCTGCGAGGATGATATTCAGGACCGGTCTGCTGAACAGTATGTTAGGAATGATGGTGATGTAAGCGGCGTTCGCTTTGAGCCAATCGATGATTGTGCGATATTTGGCCCAGAGTTTGCGTAGCGCTTTCATGCACTTATTTACCTATTCCAGCGCCACCCTTACTCCGGCTGATATGGAGCGTTGTTCGTCGTCTGCAGGTACTTGAACCAAGCACTACCAGCGCCGCCGGTTACGCCTGTCCCGCGAGCAGTTTCGCTATCGATTTTCTCTTGGAGGTACCCGCGAGCGACAGCTTCGGCATCAATGACAGCCTGACTATTGCGACCCATATCACGAAGCAGGGAAGGGCCAGCCAATAGCTGATCCATTGCCTGCCCATCCTTGTCGTAGACATTGCTGCCCGACTTGAAGGTGTCCCAAGTTGGCGCGGCGTTTGCTCCCTGCGCGGTAGCCAATGCCGCGAAGGTGTGCGGTAGGTTGGCTACATTGCCACCGGCAGCAGTGATCTGCGCGTTCGTCCAGATTGGGCAAAGGTAGTTTTCTGCGCCAGCGTTCACCAACATGCCGCCATTCAAGCGACCTGTGATGCGTTTTTCGTGGATGCTGATTAGCCAATTCAATACAGTCTGCGCCTTTGGCGATGCGGCGCGAACGGCATTATTGAAACCTATCTTCTCGCCAACCTGTAGCGCCGAGAGCCAATAGCCGATGTAGAACTCGTGCTGGTAGACGCTGTTGCCATCTGCCAAGCATGGACCGAAGTATTGAGTTGCAGCCATAACGCGCTGATTGGTGTCAGCACCCGAGATGGATGCTGGCGGGTTCATAAAGCCCGGTGTGCTTGCGTAGTGCAGATCGTGGAATGCTTCGAAGTCGAACACGATCCAGTCTAGGACTTCCTTGCGGCTGTATAGACGCGAGGAATTGCTTGAGGCAGTTTTCCAAGCCATCGCCGCATGGTTGAACTTCCAAGCCGCGCCACGCTCTGCGAACATGGAAGCGTTATCGCTGTTCAGGATCGCGTTGCGGTAAAGCCTCGACTGATCAAAGAACTTGGCACCAAGCATCGCGAATTCAGGCGTCTGCCAAAGTAGCGAACCCCAATGCGGGAATTGGTGCGCGTGGTCGTCGTCAATTTGGTTGGTACCGAAGATCGGCTTGTTGGCTGAAGAACCAGCGTAGGGCACCGTGACGGTCAGAGGGTTATAACCTGTTGCCCATTCGTAAGTGCGGCCACCTTGGATGTAATACGCCTTTTCTGCGGGCGTAGATGCCTCGCCAGCGCCATAGTAGTGGTTGCGCATCGTGATACTTCGCTGAGGGGCGCCCTTGAATAGCGGGGTCAGCCTGCCAGCTTCAAAACACTGATAAGGATCACTGACGTAACCAGTCAGGTAGTCCAGTGCGATTTGCTTGATAGATCGGTTATCGTGTGGGCGGGTCGAGCTAACGTCACGCGCATATCGAGCAACCGGCTCTGCCATCATCTGACGGTCATCGCGTGTACCGCCAGGACCGGTAATTGGTGAGCGGCCCTGTTGGTTGAACGGGGTGTACTTCAGCCAAACTGCCGCGTTCGGAACCTGTCCGGTTTCGTTGCTGCCGACTTTGTACGGGTTCAAAGTGTTCAGGCCTGCTTGGATAACACCATCATAGGTGCTGCTTTCCCAAGGCATCCAGCGGTAGTTGGCAAAGCCGTTTATCTGCGCCTCGCCAAAGATACGCATGTCGCCGCCATTGACGGAATATCCAGTCTGCGATGCAAACGGTACCGCGAGGTCATACGTTGGCACAGTGTCCCAGATTTGCGTCTGTTCGTACGCAACCGGCTGATGCGAGCGCCAGATAATGCCGCTGCGAACCGTTCCCTTGGGATAGAACTTGTTATCCTCGGTAATGATCGCAACGCCGCGTCCGTCTAGCTGGCCCGACCAACATGGTTCGGTCGCTGTGGTATTCAGCGGTTCTCCGTCTGGTTGCTCAATGCGCCCAAGTAACGTGCCTTCCACATCGTAAATGGCCCATTTGTGCGGGACCATGTAGCTTTCCTTCGTGGTAGGGTCGCCAAAGGGGTTGTTCGGCATTTGAGTGTCATCCCAGTCATATCCGAACTGAAGCTGTACATAGTTGCCGATGCGAATGCCTTCGCAGTAGTAATTGATGCCGTTGATATTGGGCACCGGACCTTGTGGTAGAACCTCGGTCCATGAAGCCTGCGAATTGTAGAGCGTAGCGTCTTCAAAGCGGCAATTCTGCGCCGCCGGTCTTGTCATAACCAGCTCTTCGCTTTGTGGTACCGCCGTACCAGTAGACCAATCCTCGAGGACCACCATGTAGGCGCTGCCGGCCGGAACGGCCATCTCGCCAACGACAACCTCAATGTCATAGGTTTGAGTGCCATCAGCGGTGTAGCTTACGGTGACTGGCGCTTGCTCTGTTTCAAAACCTCTCGCGTCAACCACAAGGGCTTCAAGATCAGCAGCCGAAATAGCGCCGTTGCTCGCGTCTTCGTATGAGGTACCGACTTGTGTTTGCCCGAATGACAGGCCCACTTGCTCGACAACGAGGTTGCCAATGGCGTCGTTAGTGTTGCTAGCCGAAGCGTTGACCTCAAGCATCATGACCGGTGTTAGGCGTAGCTTGGTTGGAGTTGGCTTTGGCGAGCCGAATTGGACACCATCGATGTAGAAGGTGATAGTACCGCCAGCACCCGATGGGTTGTCAGTGTATTCAACTTCATAAAGCTGGTTCGTACCAAGCACACGCGCTGAGCCTGCATCGCTAATGATCTTCGTTTCATTGGCGGTGCCACGCCCACAGAATGCGAACATGGTGTTGCCATCCCAATGCGGGCCGAATTCGAAGCGGCCTACGCTGTAGTCATACAGCGAGCAGATTGGCGGGATGCTGCCTGAAGGAATTACACCCTTGTATGACAGCCTGAAGCTAGATGGGGTTTGCGTCGTCGCATCATCGCCTGTTTGCGGGAAGTCGAAGCCGAGAGGGTCAGACTGTAGGAATGTACCCTTGGCCAATCGCAAATTGCCGCCGGTTGCAGAGGCTCCAGTGCCAACGACTTTGAGCTTTGTGCTTGGCGATACTGCTCCACCCGTAACCGAGTACGGATAACCAGCCGCCGGCGTTGCCCACTGGCTTTGTACCGGGACAAGTGTGTCAGTCTGTCGTGTGACCTTAAGCGGGAAGCCTGCGGGGTAGGAAAGCGTGAAGCTGGAATTGCTGCCCGCGAGATAGATGCCAAGTGGGAAGACAGTACCTGGCGCACCATAAACGGTACCTGAGCCTGACAGATCAACCGGCTCTTCTGGATCAACTGGCTCTTCAGGATCAACAGGCTCTTCAGGGTCGGTGACTGAAGTCTTTACCAGTCCAAGTACGATCGCGATGCCAGACGTTGTGCTTTTCGCCCAGATAGCGATGCCGGAATTAGGATCACTGCTTGGGATTGTAACTTGCGCGCTTTCGGTCAACTCAATCGGCGGATCACCTTCTGCGACTGGTACGATGAGGTTGATACCGGTGCCGCCTGCAATCTGACCCTCATACTCATCCAAGTTGACGATAGCTGCGAAACCGCCGCCGCCTGTGCCCTCAAGACTTTCTAGCCACTCAGCTTCAGTGCCTTGGAAACCGTTACGAACGGCAACTTGGTAGGCGTCGTCACCATCTGCGCCTTGCTGTCCATCTGCACCTTCAAGCGAGGCCAGCCATTCTGCTTCGGAGCCTGAGAAGCCAGCAGCTTGAGCCACTTCAAATGCGCTTGCGCCTTCCTGCCCGTCATTGCCGTCTATTCCATCACGACCGGGAGGGCCGACGATGGAATC